GGCGTTGGCAAAAGTAACAGCGACGAAAATGCATCAAAATTTGTTCCAACTGCCTGATGCGGATGTTTCGCGTTCAGTGGCCGCGTCTGCTTGTTTGGGGTTTTCTGATAACATCGAAGAAGAGGTATCTTTGATGAACGAGATGCAGGCCAAAGTAATGCGACATGCCAATGCGCACAACCTAGCTTTAACCAGACGACATGATCCAGTAGCCATGCTTCACAGCGTGCGCAAACAAGCCCGCGTGTTTTACGTTTGTTGTTGTTGTTGACTATTATCGGGGTTTTGGCCCTTATCCACAATGGTGTTTGGGGTGTCGTGTCTCCTGTTCTGGCTAAAGTCGTTGGTAATTTTGCCGACGTTACGCCCCCGGCTCCACCACTCGTGAGTGTCGTGCAGTCGGTTTATGAACAGCGGAGCGAGTCTTGCGGTCTTCATGACTTGGCCATTCACCATGAAAAATTGGAACTCTGGCGCAAGGATGCCAGTGCTGTCTTGGAGCCTCAGGCACCAGCAACAGCGCAGGAGAAAGTCGACAAGTGCTGGAAACCGCTCGTTTACGGCGAACTTAAGGCCGCAAAACCACAGCGCATTGATCATGATTCTCTTGTGTGTTCAACAACTAGCATTCCGACCGTTAGTGCTTCAGACGGTTTTGGCGAGGCCCACGGGGTTTTGAAGCGTATCTACGGCAACAAGGTCGTCGCTCAACCACAATCCACCGTCGAATTTTGTTCGTTTATGGACAAATTTTTAGCCGAAGAACTGCCGTTGCCAGATTGTCTCATCTGCCATCGTTATGACCGTGTGCCAGATGCCCACCAATTGTGCTACAATGAGTGGAATAGCCTCGATCGTGTCACACGTAGTGTAGCAACCAAACACGATGCTGCGCTTATTGATAATGCCAATGAGGGATTTTTAGCAGAGAATGGCAAAGCTGTTGGTGGTCATCACCGTCGTGTTGGCTTTGTTAAGGTCGAACTTAACACCGGTAAGACCATTATTGGTGACGACCCAGCCGAACACATCATGGATGAGCGAATAATCCAGGACGTCAGTGCTCGTGTGCACGTTGCTCTCGGACCTTACATGTATTGTTTGTCTAAGTTGATGTCAACGACTTGGGGGCCGACCAATTGGTGTTGTTATGCATCTGGCATTACGACCGAGCAGGCCGGACAGTTTGTTGAACCCAATTTGACTTACTATGTTGGTGATTTGTCCCGCTTTGATCGGTCGATTACTCATGACGTGCTGGTTAGTTTGAATAAATGGCGTGCTCACCATACCCACCTCAGTGGCGAAGCTATGATTTGTCTCACCCAGCAAGAGAACACAAAGGGTTTAACACTAAAAGGTCGTCATCGCTACCAAGTTCCTGGTCAGAGGAAAAGTGGCGACGACAATACCTCGTGCGACAATACCATCTTGAACATCACGGCTCACGCGTGGGCGATTTGTAAGCATCTCGGGGTGGACATGGCTTGGGTCCGGCAGCATGTTCGTATCATGGCTTTGGGCGATGACATTATTGTCAGTGGCCCACCTGAGCTTGCTACCGTTCCTTTCAAATCAACGCTCACCTCCATTGGCTGGTCTCCCAAGCCACGATACGAGCATGATGTTACTACCACAGATTTTTGCTCACGCATTCGATGGCCATCAACCAATGGTCCAAAGTTCGGATGTCGCCCAGGGCGGGCTCTTAGTAGATTCCCTTTTTCTTCGACATATCCAAGTCCCGTTGATGTTGGAACTAAGGCCTATGGTCTTTACTTGGACAATTCGCATGTGCCATTTCTTCGTCGGTATCTGGAACGGTGCATGACTTTGTACCCTGTGAAGGCTGTCATCAAAACCAAGGAATGGCAGTTTCGACCTACCGACGGGACTTCTTTGGCGAAACCTAACGATGAAACTTGGGCAATGTGCCACACCACCTATGGTCTAACTCAGGCTGATGAGGAAAACTTCGCTGCCTGGCTGGAACAATGGCACGGCGGCCCAGCGTTTGCCGATCACCCAGCTGTATCACATCTTTTGTCGGTTGAGGCTATTGGTGGTACATCTATGGTGTTGCAGACGCCGAATTCTGAACCGTTGCCTAAACATGATTTGATCCGTGGGAATATGATCCGCAAGCTCACACCGCCAATTGATCTCGGGTTCGCTCCATTTACGAAGACCCATGACGAATTACCTCGGGTCGAGAGCTACCGGGCTCAACAGAACCGCGCTCGTGTGTTGCGCGTGATCGAAGAAGAACAAACCGCCTACACTAAGCAATACGTCGAAAATGCCCCACGACGCTATGCTGAACAGTATGCGAAAGATAAAGCATTGGCAGACTACCTTAGATCTTGGATCCCTTGGTAAATCTGCCGTTGCGTGGCCCCTACTGGGGGGCCTTATACAAATACCACGTCGACTCTGGCAGTCTAACACCGCT